CACGTTGATTTTGTCGCTAAGTAATAGCAATCTACTGCACCATAATCAAACCTCACATCGTCTTTCCCGATGTATTTTTTGAATTTTGGTCTGGTAATACCTGAGAAAGCCCACTGATGGTCTTTCATCCGTTCGATAAGTTCATCCACATTGTTGAAATCACCAAGAAAAAACTTGCAATGCCCATTGTAGACGAAGTAAAGTTTTAATAACAATGTGTACCACCTCTCTAAAAGTAATCTTTCCTTTTGTTTTTCAAGTCATTAAATACCATCAGATGATCATTGTCTACACCCTTCATCAACCGACTCATAAACGGCCGACCATATCGCTTCTGAATTTCTTGCGCAGTCAGATTAGTCGTGATAACCGTGTTAGCCCTTTTGTTGAGAATGTTATAAAGAATACTAAAGGACCACTCACTGTCCTTCTCCATCCCAAGATCATCCAAGACCAAAAACTTTGCACTAGCAATTTTATTGACCAGGAACTCTTCCTGACTAAAGTCCGCCTTGATTTTCATCAGTAAGTCAGTAACATTGATAAAAATAGCAATTTCTTTTGTGGCTTCTGATAAAGCTTTCATAATGGCAAAAGCAAGATGGCTTTTACCCGTTCCGGCTTCGCCTTGAAAAACAACATTGTTTCTCGCTCCACCTGCCCACTCTCTACAAATTTTTTGGGCAAACTTCAATTTTTCAGCCTCTTTTTCAGTCGGCGTGTCAAAGTTATCAAGAGTAGCATTTTTCAGTACATCATCATAGAGAGAGAATCTCTCAAGATAGAACTTCCGCTCTCGTTCATTCTCAGCATCCGCCAACTCATTGACTTTTATTTGATTCTCTGCATGGATCCGTTCCGATTCACATAAGCGACAAAGGACGTCATTTGTCCGGAGGATTTTGATCAAGGGAATCCCATGCTTTTCGCAAATTTCATCTTGCTGTTCAGTATTTCTATGATAAGACAAGGCCATCTCCTCGAGTGCATCAGTTACCATGATACCTTACCTCCGCAAGCTTTCCAGTTGGCCATATCTGACAAACAAGCAGTGACAGTAGAAAGTGGTTGTTTTATAAGCAAAGATTTCTTTTCGTCACTAATCGGATAAAAGTCATCTTCAAATTGCTCGATAAGTTCTAAAATCCCCATTCGTCTGTCACCTCCTTACCTGATTTTTTTTCTTGATGTTGTTTTTGAGATTGTTGAACCTGTTCAACTGTTGTAACCTGATTCAGCTGCCAATTTCTTAAAATTCCACCAATGTACTTGATGTTAGGCTTACCTAAATTGATAGCTGTCTTCAATGCTTCTTTTACTAAATCGACATCATTTTCGTTCAAAAGATGATTGATTTCCTCAATCTCAAAACCTGATAGCAATCTACGAAACTCAGATTGGAATAATTCAAGAATATTTTCGTTACTACTAGTAGTAGTTATATTCTTATCTTTATCTAATCTATTCTTAATCTTAGTCTTATCTCCTTCTTCTTCTAGTGCGTTACCGTACGTTACTGTAACGTTACATGTAACGTTACCGAGAGCAAGATTTTTCTGCTTCTCTCGGTGTCTTGCTACACGATTCCGTGTCTGTTCCTTGATTTTCTCCATTCCGTCAATATTTTGATGCTTTTCCCAATTAGGCAAAGTGATGACACCGTCAATAATCTCAATCATCCCGAACTGTTCAAATACTCCCAAAGCCATTCTGACAGTATTCAATGGTCTACGAAAAATAGTAGCTAACATTTCATCTGTATAATGAACCTTATCAGTCATCATCAACAATCCACTACTGTTATGTTTCCCAGCAAGTGTCAAAATTTTGAACCATATCACTAGAATGGCGTCAGAATCAGGCAAGGCATCAATCAGACAAATCTTTTCATCGTCAAAAATATCTGTTGTGATTTTTATCCACTTGATTTCAGACATACCTAGCACCCCACTTCCTACGGTTCGCACGGTACTTCATCCGCATATCTTTATAGATGTGCATACCCTCTAGCGCCATCTTCTCAACCTTTAACAGCTTATTTTCAGAGACCACATCACGATAGTCCTTAGCTAGTTTTTCATAGTCAGCCAAATATTCTTTGATAAGTGATATTTTCCTATTCTCGTCCTCTAAATATATTTCAAAATCAGACTTCTCTTCATCAGACGACATCATTTCAATATTCACTCTCTCATGCCACAACAGCCATTCAATCAATCTTTCCATTTCCTGACCCCCTCACTTCAAGATGTGCATTTTAGGTTCTGGCAATGCTAAAGGCTCAGGACGCAAGCCTTCAGGACGTTCATTGTCGTAGGTGAATCCTGTGAAGTCTCGCCGAATATTCTTGCGAATTTCTTGCCATTTGTCCTCTTTACCACGTTCGTATGCATGGTTATACCCTTGGATAATCATAGAAGCAAATTCTTGCTCTTCTCGTCTCTCTTCTTCCTCTCGTTGTTCTTGCATTTTGATGTGACGGCAAGCTCCTGCAAATAAAATCAGCAGAGCTCCAACACCCATCAGCTGGTCTAAAATCGGTGGTTCAAACATTTTTATCTCCTATGCTCTTAATTTTCGTACTTCTTTTTCTAATTCCAAAATCTCATAAACATCATTGACATCGTACATAATATCTTTCCCTTGCTTACGAAACCTTAAGCCTTTACGTTCTAACTTCTTAATATAGCTATGAGTGAAGCCGAACTTCTTCATCAAGGCCTGTTGATTGATTGGCATGCGATCATTCTCTAACTGCTCTTTGACCTGTTTTTCAGCAAAGGCCAATAATTGATTAGTGAACAATTCAGCACTTTCGCCGTCCAATCGTAATTGTAGCGTTATCCCTTCCATTTTTTACATCCTCTCAACTATGCGGGCAAGCATTTTTGTGATATAATGGTTTTAATTGTTTTAGTAAGCGCCTGACTTCGTTAGGTGCTTTTTGCATATCTCGTTTTCGTTCACGAAATAAATTGGTTTAATTTTTCCATTAACCCCCCTTTCTAAAAAACACTAACTCCTTGTTTTTCCCAATAATCTATGTACTCTTGTTGTGCTTGTCCGTTATATCCACACGCATGGAATGCCAAGCCGTAATTACTATCACTTTCTTTTTTGTCTAACAAAACTTCTAATTCTGATTTGACGAATTTTTTTAACGCTTTTAAATCGCCACATGGATAAAAAAACTCGTATCCATCAATTACTAACTGCCATACCCACCCAAGAGGCGTTTTGTTATAAATGTATTTGATTTCCATTTACCTACTCCTTCCTACGCTTGACTAAAAGCGTTCAGCTCCATAATCTTCATCTTGGTATTAGTGCTTGGCTCCCACGTCATCCAGTAAGCAAGAGCAGCTTCCGCATGCTTCTTCGGTAGCAAGTCATAGCGACTAATGTTGAAGTGGTCTTTAAAGTCAATCTCAGCTTGTCTAAATACCGATTGAGCAAAAATCTTATCCGCATAAGCAGGGCTATCAATACCACCCAAGCAAGCCACTACACGAGCCTTACGCTTCTTCAGTAGCGATTGAGCGTAGCTAGGATGAATCGGTTGCTCACTCTTGAGATAGTCAATATCTTCCAGCATGGTCGCCTGTTGCTCACGCAATTTCTTTTGGCCAGTAAATAGAGCGATAAAGGCATCCTCGTCCAAATCCTCACGGATAAATCCGCCCTGCTTACGAATAGCTGGCAAGACCTCTGATGTGACCCAGCGCTTGAACTCTTTGGCTTGAGGTAGCTTGCTAGATAAAATAAGAGAGTAGAGACCAGATTCATTGATGACTGTCTGATTTCTCATCTGACCTGCCGTCGCGATTTGCGACGTCAGCTTATCATCTTCATCAACGTGTTTAGCCAGAGCATCTCTTGAATTTACATATCCAAGAATCTCTGCTATATCTTTCCCGACAAACCACGGTTCGTCATCAAACATCACTGTACGGACTTCCTGTCCGTGAAAATTAAAAATTTCGTTCATAGTATTCCTTTCTTCTATTTGTCGCACTTATGCGACTGTTTCGCTAAAAAAAATAGATATAGCTTCATCTTTTGAAAGATTGAGTGATGAAACAATTAAATTGACTTCATTTATCGAGAAATTTCCGTTTTGTTTCATTTTTCGATAAAAGGTGCTTTTGTCAATACCAATATCTTTTGCTAAGGCTTCTTGTGTAGTATTGCATTCACTAATCTTACCTTTTAATTTCGCTATGTTTACCATAGTTTCCCCTTTCCATTTGTCGCATTTGTGCGACTGATTGCTTTAAGTATATCGCTTTATATTGCAAATGTCAATAAAAAAATCGCATTTTTGAAACTTTTTATATTGCATTTTTGCAACTAAAGTTGTAAAATTAGAGTGTAATATATAAGAAGGGGTTAAGAAAATGAATGTAGGAGAAAGAATAAAACAACGTCGGAAAGATTTGAAAATGTCTGCCGATGAACTCGCTACTAGTGTTGGTGTTTCACGATCTACTATTTTCAGATACGAAAAAGGGGATATTGAAAAAGTTGGCCCAGATGTTTTAAAAAAGATTGCGGTTAAACTCAATGTTTCTCCAGCGGATTTGATGGGGTGGGATGATACTCCTGTCCAAGAGTTAAAAATCCCTACATCTCCTCTTGTTAAGAAAATAACTGAGAAAGCTGTCAAGCTAACTGCGCCTAGAAAACAAAAGGTTTTGGATTTCACAGAAAACCAATTGCGTGAGCAGTCCAATAAAGTTATTTCGTTAGAGGAAAATTTATTTGAATTTAAAGTATATGAAAAGCTATCAGCTGGTACTGGATTTTCATACTTCAACGATGGGAACTATGACACTGTTTTTTACGACAAAGACCTAGACCACGATTTTGCTTCTTGGGTTTTCGGTGATTCCATGGAGCCTAAATATATGAATGGAGAGGTCGTTCTTATCAAAGAAACAGGATTTGACTATGATGGCGCTGTCTATGCAGTTGAGTGGGATGGCCAAACTTATATAAAGAAAGTTTATAGAGAAAAAGACGGTCTAAGACTCGTCTCCATCAATAGCAAATATAAAGATAAATTCGCACCATATGAAGAAGATCCGAGAATCATTGGAAAAATAGTCGGAAACTTCATGCCAATTGAAAATTAAAAGGAGAAGAAATATGAACAAAAGAAAAAATTCTAAGCCAATTTATAAAAGAGTATGGTTTTGGGTACTGATAGCTTTCTTGGCTATTGGTGTGACAAATAGTATCTTAAAGAACCCATCTAAAAAAACTGCAACCAAAACTGAAAAAACATCATCAGCAACAGTTGAACAAAAATTTAAATTGACTAAAGAGTTAGGCGAAGATTTCGCGTTATACTTTAAAGACAACGTTGAAATTATTGATAAAGGAGAAAAGGTTGATTTTGTTCCTGGAGGCGACGATAAATACATTTCAGTGCGAATTGGAGAAAGTTGGAAAAATGAAAGCTCTAGTCGTAAGATCTATATTTCAAATGAATTTTTGAAAGCTAAAAATACTATCTTTGAAAAGTGGGCTCAAGAAAAAGGCTACAATGTTGATGTAGAAAAAGATACACCTCAACTACTTGTTTATACCTCAGACTCTGACAAAACTCAAATATCTCAAGAATACAGAGGAGAAATGAAAATTCTGAAATAAAACAAAAAATCCCCACACTCTCCATCGCCAAACTTTGAGTGTGAGGATTCAACTTTCCATCTAGCAAGCAATGGAAAGGATGATAAAAAAATACACCTATAGTTTATCACAAGTTCTACACCTTTTCAACTATGCGGGCAAGCAATCGAAAAGAAAGGACTTTTTATGATAAAAAAATATATTACAAAAAAAGGAGAGACTAGATATCTCTTTCAAACATATCTGGGTATAGACCCTGCTACTGGAAAAGAAAAACGGACAACACGCCGTGGTTTTAAAACCATTAAAGAAGCTAAAGCAGCCGAACGTGACCTTCTCTTAGACGTTGAAGAGAACGGTTTTTCAAACAATGAAGATTTCCAGAATCCTACTTTTGCTGAAGTCGCTGAGTTGTGGCTTGATAGCTATAAGAGCACTGTAAAACCAACAACTTATCAGAATACTAAGAAGAAACTTGATGTTATGATTGACTCATATTTTTCAGATATGAAGATTCAACAGATCAGTGTAGCTTATTGTCAGAAGGTTGCTATCAAGTTAAGTAATCGCTATATCCTATATGCCAATTACTACTCTGTAATCAGCCGCATTTTCAAGTATGCCACTTCTATTGACATCATTAAGTCAAATCCTTTAGACAAGATTATCAAGCCTAAAAATAGGCCATTAAAGGGCAAAGAAAACTACTATACAAAACAGGAACTAACCGAGTTTCTTAAAGTTTACAAAGCAAATTGCAAACCAGTAGACTACACTTTTTTTCACTTACTCGCTTTTTCAGGATTAAGAACTGGAGAAGCAATTGGCCTCATGTGGTCAGATGTTGACTTTGAAAATAAACGGTTAAGCATTTCTCGCACGGCTGTCGTGATTGGTAAAAAACAAACTGTCCAGGATCCTAAAACCAAAAGGAGTAAGAGGGTTATCACATTAGATGATGAAACTCTGAGTGTATTGAAAGTCTGGAAACGACAGCAAATAAAAGAATATTTCCAAGTTGGTAAAGCATACCAACATGATTCGAATTATATCTTTACGAATAATAGCGGTGGATGGCTTTTAGCTGCAACTATGAAAGTCAAACTTAGCAGATTCTTTCGTAAACACAATAAGCTTAAAAAAATTTCGCCTCACGGATTTAGGCATACACATGCTTCTCTCCTTTTTGAAGCTGGTGTTGCAGCAAAAATTATTTCAGATAGACTCGGTCACAATAATGTTCAAATCACTCTTGATATGTATACCCACATCAATGATAATCAACGTGTTGAAGTAGTTGACCAGCTCATGGATTTCATCCGCTCCAGCTAAAAGTAAAGTCGTATTCAATATCGTATTCACTTTTGGTTAACACGCTAGACGTCCACTGTTTTCAAAGGATTAGCAAGCTATGTACTATTTATGGTATAATGAGAGAATGAAATACCCAAAAATTGATTTAAAAACCGTTCGTCTGCAAGCCAGACAATTTCAGGCTGAAAATCCCCGCCTCTTTCTCGTCTATCTCTTACCTAGCATGCTGGTCATCTTGTCTGGCTTCCTCAATCCCTTAGAGCGTATCAACGAAGCAATTTTAGAACAACCCTTTTTAAGCGTGTTTGGCCATGTATTCCAAGCCTACCTCTTTCCATTATTAGTTTCCTTTATCGGAACAATACTTCTAACCAGTTCCGTCTATACAACGCTGAAACTCATCAAGAATCCCGATACAGAACTATCCATCAAAAATAGTATCACTCTCTTTAACGAAGAGCACTTTTCACAAACCTTTTTGACTCTCCTTCTCAAACGCTTCTATCTCTTCTTATGGAGTATTCCTAGTTTGCTTGGGATTTACTTCCTCTTTTACAGTAGCTTTCTAGCAAAGAAATTCGTTGAAATCCATCCTGAATTTCCTAATCTGGATCTCTCGTCAATTGAAACCGAGCGTTTCCTCTTGACCTTTGGTCTTTACTTTCTAGCAAGTATCCTCTTGATGATTGTCGGAAATAGTCTCTATATTCCACAATACTATGCCTATTCGCAGGTAGAATTTCTCCTCTGTGACACCCTAGACTTAGGAC